GGTTCTATTAAAGCAGAGTTTAAACCATCTAATGCTCCTGTAGGTTCCATATTAAAATCTTCTAATTTATATATTACATCTCAGGGTGAGGGCAATAGATATGCAAAGAATCTCTTACGATATCATAATAAACATGGAAGTAGAGGATACTGTACTATTAAGTTAGATGTAGGAATTGGAGCAGGAAACAACATCAACATAAAAGGTATAGGTTTAGCTGATGGGAAATACTTTTGCCAACAGCTAATTCATAAGTTTGTTGAAAAGAGAACATATCTAAAGCTTAGAAGACCACTGGAGGGTTATTAATGATATTGAAAGGAAAAGTTTCAAGCGTAGAAGGAACGAAAGCTAGGATAACATTTATAGACAAGGAAAATGATGTATCTTCTCCACTCGAAAAAGCTTCTCATATTGGACTCCTTGAAGTAGGAGATAATGTAGTAGTTGCATTTTTCTCCGAGAATATGGCAGATGGACTTATCATAGCGAAATATTAGGCAGGTGGTTTAAGTGCCGATAGCGAGTTTTGCAGGAAAAGTGTTCCAAGTTAATTCAGATAGAACATATACTTTTAGTGATTTTCAGTATAGCGCAGGATTACAAACTGAAAAACAAGATGCAGAAGGAAAGAAACCGTCTACATATAATAAAGGTGCAGATCTAGACTCTATGAACTTTAAAATTAAGCTTGATGTATCTTTAGGAGTGAACCCAAGAAGAGAATGGGAAGAATGGCAGTCTATAATGAATTCAGCTGTAGCTTATCCATTTATTTTAGGTAATAAGCCGATAGGAAATAATAAATGGCTGCTAGTTAGTGTGAATCCAGGTAATTTCGTCATAGATAATAACGGTAATATTCTATCTATGGAACTGAGTTTACAATTTGATGAGTATGTTAGACCAGGAAGTGCTCAGGCATCTAAACAAAAAATGTCATCGCCAGGCCTTAGTGAAAGTGAATATGAGGCACTTCTATCAGACATATTGGGCTCACCGGACAAAGCAAATCTTAAAAGGGATAATCCCAATATGCGTATATATTCTGGACTGAGGTGAAATGAATGGAATATACAATAGATACGTCAAAATCAATGCAACTTGATTGGGGAGCAAGCGGAGCATATAGGGTTGTACAAAATGTATATAATCTAATTAATACATGGCGATATGAAGTAGCTTACAACCGAATTATGGGTATGGATACTAAACTTTTAGACAAACCACTCAATATTGCTGTGTCACAATACATTTCAGAAGTATATAGGATTATATCAGAGTATGAGCCGAGAGCTAATGTGAAAAATGTAAAGTTTATAGGAGTAGATGATGAAGGGAACATGCAGTTTAAGGTGGTGGTTGAAGTATGAGTGATATAAATTTTGTTGAAGTGGACGCGCAGGAGATAAACAAGGAACTTGTTAATGATTTTGAAACTGCACTCGGTGAAACACTATACCCTGGTGATGAGCGCCGGATATTTTTAGAGCAGGAAGGCCAGGTGATAGTAGGCTTAAAAAACAGCATTAACGACACCGGACGCCAGAATTTGCTTCGTTATGCCAGGGGAGAGGTATTAGATGCCATGGGAGAGAGGCTTGATACACCCAGGCTACAAGCTCAGAAAGCTAAAGTTACACTGAGATTTACTCTATCTGCGGCACAGACATTTGTTATAACAATTCCACAAGGTACCAGGGCCACTCCTGACGGGCAGCTGTATTTTGCCACTACTCAGACATTAGTAATCCAGGCAGGACAGACTTATGGTGATGTACTGGCAGAATCAACCGAAGGCGGAGAGAAATACAACGGTTTTGCTGCAGGTCAGATAAAAACTATCGTAGACCCTATTGCCTATGTGGCCAGTGTGCAGAATATTGATACCAGCTCTGGAGGATCAGACATTGAGCCGGACGATGACGGTGTGAATTTATGGAGTGGGTACCGTGAACGGATCCGTCAGGCACCAAACAAAACTTCTACCGCGGGACATGAGGATGGATACATTTATTGGGCAAAGACAGCAGATGTAAACATCCAGGATGTGGCGGTTACTTCTCCGGCAGCAGGGCAGATAAAAATAACTGTACTTATGAAAGATGGTCAACTTCCAACGCAGCAGGTTCTTGATGCAGTTTTAGCTGCTTGTAGTGATAAGAAGCGAAGACCCCTAACCGACCAGGTAACTGCTGCAGCTCCTACAACAGTTAATTATGATATTACTTTGACTTACTATATCAGCCAGGAAAATGCAGCGAATGAGATAAACATCCGTAATGCTATTGAAGGGACTAATGGAGCAATAGACCAGTATAAGTCCTGGCAGAAGGGTAAGCTCGGACGTGCAATAAATCCGGACTATCTAAAGCAGTTAATACTCAACGCCGGAGCCTATAGGGTAGATATTACAGCGCCGATTTATACCGCTGTAGATACAGACAAAGTAGCATCAGAGGATACAGTTACCATAACTTATGGAGGATTGATATAATGCATGACCTGAAAAACATTGACCTGTTAAAGCTCCAAACAAAACATATGCAGCAGGATCCGACTACACAGGCCATGTGTGCAACGCTTACCCCGCAACTGAGGCAGGTTGCCGATGAAGTAAAAAACTGCCTTATAATTCCCAGAGTGGACGAGCTTCCGGAAGAAATCCTGGATGAGCTGGCATATGAGTTGCATGTGGATTGGTATGATGCCACTGCAAGCATCGATGTAAAACGGAATCTCATAAAAAACAGCGATAAGGTTCATATGTACCTTGGAACACCTTACGCTGTAGAACAGGTAGTACAGGATTATTTCGGCGATGGGTACGTTGAAGAATGGTTTGAATATGGCGGTCAGCCGTACTACTTTAGGGTAGTGACGAGCAATTCAGCAGTAACAGGGGAGCTTGCAAACCAGTTTACACAGGCTGTAGAGAAGGTTAAACGGAAAAGTACAATACTTGAGCAGGTTATTGTTTCAATGTCAGCGGAGATGCTTGAATACTGGGGAATGGCAGTACAAACAGGTGATTATATAGAAATAAGGCAGGTGATATGAAATGAGTTTTGGTGGTGGTTTATTCTTCACTAATAATGGTAGAGCACTTCAGGCAAAGGCCCAGGCTGGTGTACAACTGAATTTTACACGCATAGCAGTGGGAGACGGACAGCTAAGCGGTCAAGCTATTGCTGATTTAACCGCATTAATCAACGAAGTAAAGTCCTTAGACATAACAAAACTGAAAACACTTACAGGCGGCAAGGCGGTAATAGGTGGAGCATTGTCAAATCAGGATATCGTGACAGGATTTTATTGGCGTGAACTTGGTCTTTTTGCCCAGGATCCTGACCTAGGTGAGATATTGTATTGTTACGGTAATGCCGGGGACTTGGCAGAATACATTCCATCCCCAGGAGGTGCTGAAATACTTGAAAAACAGGTTGATATTGTAGCTATTGTGGGAAATGCTTCTAGTGTCACTGCCACAATAGAACAGACTCTGGTATATGCGACACAGCAAGATATAATAAATCTTCAGCAGCAGATAGACAATATTGATGTTACCGGTACAGATGTAACAGTAGACCAATCGCAAGCACCAGCATCACCCGGTAGTAATGGGACTATCGCACAGCTTTTTAACTGGATAGCAAACCGTATCAAAGCTATTACCGGAAAAACAAATTGGTGGGAATCTCCCACAAAGTCTATAGAAACACTAAACAGCGATTTAACGTCTCATGTAGGTGATGATAATAACCCGCATAACGTAACAGTTTCACAAATAGGTGCAGAAACGCCTACTGGTGCACAGGCTAAAGTTGATACACATGCAAATAGAACAGATAATCCTCACAATGTAACAATATCACAAATTGGTGCTGCCCCAAGTAGTCACGTGGGAGCTACAGGCTCTGCCCATGGAGTTGCTACTACAAGCGTAAATGGTTTTATGAGTGCTTCAGATAAAACGAAATTAAATAGCATTGAAGCTGGTGCACAAGTCAATCCTACCGCGACAGAGATACGAGATGCATTAAAGACTGTAGATGGCTCTGGCAGTGGACTTGATGCTGATTTACTCGATGGTTGGCATAGAGATAGTATAAGAGCATGGGCGAATATTACCGGAAAACCATCAACCTATCCACCAAGTAGTCATTCTCATCCTGAATATGAAATAACATTTGCAACAGGTGTGTATAATGGCAATGATGCTGCAAGTCAAGATATAATTATTGGATTTACACCAGATGTTGTTTTCGTTACTGAAATAAATGGAACGACAAATGGAACAGTACCAGATAGTACTTACATTGGTGGCGGTATGGCTATTAATGGTTATACAAATAATATAATTGATATTATTACTAACGGATTTAGAGTTTATAAAAGTGGAAATATACTTACAAATGATGATTATTCAACAAGAAATCCGCATCGATATTTTGCTATTAAATTTAGTTAATAGGGAGTGAATTTATGTTAATAATTGTTGATAAAACAACAAAGAAAAAAATAAAAGATTACGGTACAAATTCATTGTTTCCTATGGGTATACCATATACACCAAATGAAAATGAATTAGTTTTTAGATTACATGATACTGAAAACCCACTTGTAAAGAAATGTTTTGAAACAGGGTTGTATGAGGTTGTATAGCGTGAAAAATACAATTAGCTGTGAACTATTGACTAAAACGTAAAAAAGGCAATACTAAACAAGCCTACCATTTGGTTAATAATGGAATTTTCAGTTTGAACAATATTAGATAGGGTAAGGTATA